CCTAGAGAAGAGCATGTGGGCGGGTCCCACCCATATAAAAAAATAAAAATTTTTTTCTTTTTAGGCCTTGACAATTATCCTATAATAACCTATAAACAAATCAGTTGTAATAATAACTAAAAACAGAAAGGAATACATTATGCAACCATTAAGAAAAGACCACGTTGACAGGTGGAGTGAGTTTGTAAAAGATGAATTCGGAATTGCTTTTAATAGAGCAGAAGAAGAAATCGAAGTACAAGCGCAAGAGAAAGTTGAAGAAGTTGGTAACGATTTTGCCAAAGAACTTAAACTTCACCTTAAAGTAAAAGAGTTAAATAAAAACGTAAATGCGTTAAGAGATTTCCAAAATAAAAAGCAATCTATGGAAAGTGATTTACGTTATAAAGCTCAAAAAATCGCTGATGAAATTTCAGAGATTTATAACAATAGTAAAAAAAGACGTAAATATCATGCTTTAGATCAAAAACGTAAAAAGTGTTTGAATATACTTTATACAGGTAGTCATATTCAACCGACTTTGAGCGAGTTATCTAAAGAAATGAAAACCGCTAACATTCAATTAGATTTACCTAATTCTTTATTAGCTTTACCAAGTGGAGCGAAATAATGATTAGAGCGATTTATTTTGCACTTAACTTTGTAATGATCTTTTTGGGTGTAGTGTTAGCAATATACTTTGATTTGTATATTGGCTTATCAGTAATAGCTTTATTTACTTTCAAATTCTTTTTGCAGTTGCCAAGTACAGAAAGCAATAGAAGACTTAATGAAAGTTTTGAAAGAAATAAAAAACAAATGGAGTTTGATTTTGATAAATAAATAATAAACGTGGCTCAAGGTTAGCACACTCATAATAAGTTATAACGCCCTTGAGCCACACCAGAAAATTATAGAGAAGAGCATGTGGGCGGGGCCCACCCTATAAAAAAGAAAAAAGACTCGCCCAAAATGGACACATATATAGTGGATATTATAGGATAGATATGCATAATGTATTTATTAACTTAACGAAAGGAATACAATGTTAATAGTACACTACGAAGAACTTAAAAACTTTGACAAGTTTTCAAATACTTGGAAAGGTAAAGATGACAAAAAACAAGCCGATACTCTTGGTCATCTTTTAATGGCAATTGGAGTAAATGAGATCACAGAAAAAACTGTTGATGAAATTATTTTCAGAACAAAGTTTTTAGATTTCTGTTGGGGCTCATCGTTCTTTGTTGGCAATCCGAGTGACACGGATCTTAGACAGCTATTCAAAAATCATATTGGTTTAAGAATAGAAATAACTAATCGTGGACTTAAGAATATAAGTACAAGACATAAGTTTATGGTTAATCAATTACAAACAATTGAAGAAAGGATTATGAAACAAATAAACAACTAGCTTCGTTAAGAAAATAGGCCATGTAGTTTTTGCATGGCCTATCCTACATTGTCCTATGCAAAAACTGCATAGATAAGAGCATGTGGGCGGGACCCACCCGGGGAGGAAAAAAAGGGGACCCTAAAGGAATTACTTTTATGTTTCACGTGAAACATTTTTTTCGATACCCCCTTGGCCTAGTAGGGGTCCCAGACCTACCCTATAGTGTTTGATTTACTCAGTTAAAGCTGTATAATACTTTCTACCCATATTGAATTATATGCTAACTATACAAGATATTAATAAAATTGCAGATCCAATCGAAAGAAGAAAGCTTAAGATTCAGATCATACAACGAGAGCAAAGAAAAGAACTTAAACAAGTTCGTACTAAATTTTTGCCTTTTGTAAAAAAGATGTGGCCAGATTTTATAGAGGGGTCCCATCACACTGAGATAGCCGATAAGTTTAATAAATTAGCGACTGGAGAACTAACCCGTCTAATCATAAACATGCCGCCTAGGCATACTAAATCTGAATTTGCATCATTTTTTCTTCCTGCATGGATGATAGGACAAAACCCAAAATTAAAAATAATTCAAGCAACTCACACAGCAGAACTTGCTGTAAACTTTGGTCGTAAAACAAAACACTTAATTGATTCTCCTGAGTATCAAACAATATTTAAAACAAGACTCCAGGAAGATAGTAAAGCTGCTGGACGTTGGAATACATCCGATGGTGGTGAATACTTTGCAGTCGGTGTCCAAGGTGCGGTAACCGGTAGAGGTGCAGACTTATTAATTATAGATGACCCACATTCCGAGCAAGATGTAAACTCACCTATTGCATTTGATAATGCATGGGAGTGGTATACTAGTGGACCACGGCAAAGGCTTCAACCAGGAGGTCGTATTGTTTTAGTTATGACTCGTTGGTCTACAAAAGATCTTACACAAAAATTAATTAACGCTCAAAAAGAAGAGAAAGCAGATCAATGGGAGGTTATAGAATTTCCTGCTATTCTTCCAAATGGTAAACCAGTCTGGCCTGAATACTGGAAGCTCGAGGATCTTGAATCTGTAAAAGCATCTGCTGGTGTTGCAAAGTGGAACGCGCAATACATGCAAAATCCAACATCAGAAGAAGGAGCTTTAATCAAGAGAGAATGGTGGAAAGATTGGGAACTCGAACACATGCCTGTTATTGAACATACTATTCAAAGTTATGATACAGCATTTTTAAAAAAGGAGACAGCTGATTATAGTGCCATTACAACATGGGGAGTCTTTCGTCCAAACGAAGATGCAGGTCCACAAATAATATTATTAGATTCATATAAAGAACGATTAGAGTTTCCAGAGTTACGTCGTGTTGCATTAGAACAATATAAATATTGGAATCCAGATACAGTTATTGTTGAAGCTAAAGCATCTGGTTTACCTTTGATGTATGAGCTTAGACAAATGGGAATACCTGCAGTAAATTTTACACCTAGTAAAGGTCAAGATAAAATTGCTAGAGTTAATGCAGTCTCTCCTATGTTTGAGGCTGGACAAGTGTGGGCTCCTTTAAATCAAGAGTTTGCTCAAGAAATGGTAGAAGAAGTTGCTGCATTTCCATACGGAGATCATGATGACTTAGTTGATAGTATGACTCAAGCTCTAATGAGATTTAGACAAGGAGGGTTGATAAGACACCCAGAAGACTATAAAGATGAAGATCAACCTAAACGAAAAAAGAAATTTTATTGGTAATGAAAAAGAATCCTACCTTAGTTAAAAACATGAAACACGTAAAGTTTGATCAGATACCACCGTTATCTGGCCCTGATCCACGAGGCTTGATTAATCAAACAAAACAAGATAAACCTAATCAATTGGAGAAAATAAATGGCAGACATAGACAAAGCATTAACCGAAATAAGAAAATCGGTTGAAATACCAGGGCCCGAGGAACAAATAGAGGCTACTGAAGAAATTAAAGAATCATTACCAGACGCTGGTGAAACAGAGATTACCCCGACAGAAGATGGCGGCGTAGAAATTAATTTTGAACCTGGAGCATTTAACCAAGCACAAAGTGAAAATCACTTTGATAATTTAGCTGAGTTACTACCAGAGGATGTGTTAGGTCCTTTAGGTTCAGAATTAAATTCAAATTACATGGACTACAAAGAGTCTCGTAAAGAATGGGAACACACTTACATTACCGGTTTAGATCTTTTAGGATTTAAATACGAAGATAGAACAGAACCTTTCTCAGGTGCAGCGGGAGCTACACACCCGGTTCTTGCAGAAGCGGTTACTCAGTTTCAAGCCTTGGCTTACAAAGAATTACTCCCGGCCGACGGACCAGTAAGAACTCAAATCATGGGAGCTCCAAGTCCTGAAAAAGAAATGCAATCAACTAGAGTAAAAGATTTTATGAACTATCAGTTGATGGATCAAATGAAAGAATACGAACCTGAGTTTGATCAGTTATTATTTTATTTACCACTTGCAGGATCTGCATTTAAAAAAGTTTATTATGATGATTTATTAGGTAGAGCAGTTTCTAAATTTGTACCTGCAGAAGATTTAGTAGTTCCTTATACTGCAACATCTCTTGAAGATGCAACGGCTGTTGTTCATCGTATTAAAATGAAAGGCAACGATTTAAGAAAACAAATGGTTGGTGGATTTTATAGAGATGTAGATATCGGCGAACCTGCAGATACTGAATCTGATCTTGAGAGAAAAGAACGAGAACTAGAAGGAATTACAAAAACAAAAGATGAAGATGTTTATAACATTTTAGAATTTCATATTGATTTAAATTTAGAAGGCTTTGAAGACAGAGATGCTGCAGGCGAAGAAACAGGAATTAAACTTCCATACATTGTAACAATTGAAGAAGCATCACGTGAAGTATTATCGATTAGAAGAAACTATGAATTAGATGATCCAAAGAAAAAGAAAATTTCTTATTTTGTTCATTTTAAATTTTTACCCGGTTTAGGTTTTTATGGGTTTGGATTAATTCATATGATCGGTGGTCTATCAAGAACTGCAACTGCAGCTCTAAGATCATTATTAGATGCTGGTACCCTCTCCAATTTACCAGCAGGATTTAAGATGCGCGGCATCAGAATACGTGATGACGCGCAATCTATAACTCCAGGTGAATTTAGAGATGTAGATGCTCCAGGTGGAAATATTAAAGATGCCTTTATGGCTCTTCCATTTAAGGAACCATCACAAACTTTGTTACAGCTTATGGGTGTCGTTGTATCAGCTGGACAGCGTTTCGCGTCCATTGCTGACCTTCAAGTAGGTGATGGGAATCAACAAGCAGCAGTGGGGACGACAGTAGCTTTGTTGGAGAAAGGAAGCAGAACAATGTCTGCGATTCACAAAAGAATTTATGTGAGTCTTAAGAATGAATTTAAAATGTTGGCTAGAGTATTTAAATTATATTTACCAGAACAATATCCTTATGATGTTGTAGGGGGTCAAAGAATGATTAAGAAAACAGACTTTGATGATCGAATAGATATTTTACCAATTGCTGATCCAAATATATTTTCTCAAACGCAAAGAATATCAATTGCACAAGCAGAATTACAATTAGCACAATCAAATCCACAAATGCATAATTTATACAATGCATATCGTGCAATGTATGAAGCATTAGGTGTAAAAAATATTGATATGATTTTAAAACCTGTGCCAAGACCAATGCCAATGGACCCAAGTATTGAAGCAATACAAGCTTTAGCGGGACAACCTTTTCAAGCGTTTAAAGGTCAAGACCATAGAGCTCACATTACTGCACATTTAAATTTTATGATGTCAACAATGGCTAGAAATAACCCGATGGTAACTGCTTCTATGCAAAAAAATATTTTTGAACACATTTCTTTGATGGCATTAGAGCAAGTTGAGGTAGAATTTAAAGATCAAATTATTCAAATGCAACAAATGCAGCAACAAATGCAAGCAAATCCTGCTTTAGCGCAAGATCCACAAGTTCAACAGCAGATAATGTCGTTAAATATGCAAATCGAAGCTAGAAAAGCAGTTTTAATTGCAGAAATGTTTGAAGATTTTGCAAAAGAAGAAAAAGAATTAATGGGTGAGTACGGAAATGACCCAATTGCTAAGTTAAAAGCAAGAGAATTAGACATAAGAGCTAAAGATGATTTCGTAAAAGCTGAACAAGCTCAAGAAAAAATTAATCTTGACCGTATGAAAGCGTTTATGAACCAACAAAACAAAGATGATAAGCTAGAGCAGAACGAAGATCTTGCAGAATTAAGAGCAGCTACATCTATTGCTAAACAACAAATGGCTAACCAAAGTAAAATTCACGATTTTGGTAGAAATTTTAAGAAAAAATAAGTATAAAAACATAAGGAGAAAATTATGGCTTTAAAAGATAAAATGTCAGTAGGCAGAAAAGGTGAAGTTGTTATGTCAAATGCAACTGGTGGTCAGGAAATTCCTACACCAGAGGTAAAAACTATGAAAGACCCTAGATCTGAGATTCTTACTAACCAAGAT